CTCTGAGCCTGTATAAATGGTTAAGCCTTCGGCTTGAGAGTTAGACGCAAGAAGCTCTGCGGTAGTTACAGTAGAACTCGCATCATAAATAAGAGTAGTATCGGCCCAGATTTTCCTTACCCCGACAATCGGCCCCTCACACAACCCTACGGCGAAGTCCGCGCTGTAGGTGTAGGTGACCGAGGATTGCGAGGGGCCACCCTTACCGCCGAGCTGCTCCTCGTGGCGCTGCTCCTTCAACCCGGAGGACCAGATGACGTTCACCGGGACCGGCATGGTCCCGTACACCTTCATGATGGGCGCACCGTAGGTCGAAGACGATACTGTCAGGTCGCTGAGGCGCGGGCCCTCCTGGGTGGGCAGCTTGGGGCCAAACTGGGCACCGATCATGGAGCCAATGCTCCACCCCAGGCCCGTCGCCCCAAACATGGAGCCCACCCCGGCGCCCACCACAGCAAGGGCTAACTGGGCCACGGTGCCTCCCGGTAGCCGTAGGCGGCCACAATGCGCCGGCGCCACTTGTCATCCAGGCGGTGCTCCACGCACTTACGCACTGCGGCGTAGGCATGCACAATGGTATTGGTGTCGGTGAGGATGGCCAGGTGCTGCGGCTCGGTGGCGAAGCGCATCAGCAGAATACAGCCCGGGACAGGAGCCGCCAGCCTGTCGCACTGCGCCTCCAGCGCCTTTTGCAGCTGGCCCTTGTAGGGCTCAGGACCATAGCCGGTGATGTCCTGGTGGGGCAGGCCCAGCGCCGCCGCCACGCCGACGATCACCCCCGCGCAGTCCACCCCGCGCCCCGGCACCCGGGCCTGGTGCTGGAATGGCGTGCCCACCCAGGCGCGTGCGGCGGCGACGATGGCCTGGGGGGTTGGCATCATCCCTGCCCCCCGAACTTCAGCACGTCATGGGCGCCGGGGATGTACGGCTCGCCCCGGAAGTTCACCACATTGCTGAACTTGTTTTTGCAGGTTTCAATGAAACGCTTATCGCAGCCCGGATAAATTTCGAACACATCCGAGGCCAAGATGGTGTACGGCATATCCTCCACCAGCGTGACCGTGCCGCTACTGTAGCTTTTCACCTCGGCGGCATAGGTGCTGTTGGTGGCACTGGCCTGCCAGGTAACCAGGCCGCCGGCGTAGAAGTTCGATACCGGCACCGAGGTCATGGTGGAGACGTACTCGGCCACCACCGAGATCAGGGCACTGGCATAGAACTGCCGGCGGCTGGTAACGCTGGTCACCGCCAGGCGCTTGGTCCAGGCATTCTCGGTTGTCCACACGGCGCTGGCATCGGCGGTGGAGGCGCCCACGGTGAGGCTGAAAGCAGGCTCCGTGCCTCCCGAGGTCCCCGGGGTGGTGCAGCGAAAGATGCGGCCCGTGTAGCTGGCCGCCTGGACGTAGGCGCTGGCTGCGTACACTGTGCTAGATACCCAGGCGCTAGGCACCAGCGGGATGCCGCAGCGGGTATCCCCCAGGGCGGCGCGGCACCGCAGCGAGTAGCGTTCGCCCACATTCTGCTGGAGCAGCTGGGAGAGCGAGCGGAACTCCGCCACGTAGGTGTTGTCCTGGAGGGTGATGTTACCGATGCGGCCGTGACCCAGCTTGGCGGTGCCCATGGCGGTGTCCTTGTAGTTCACCACGAACATGAACACCTCGGCATTGTCATACTTCTTGCCCTCGATGTCTGCGGCGGTGATGCCGCTGGCGTTCAGCAGCCCAATGACGTCCATATTATCTACCGATAGGGTGGCGTTGCCCTTCAACGCGGTGGGCGTGTAGCCGGTGGCCGCCTCATGCACCACCCCGCTCACCGTGAGGTTGGCCACGTGATCGGTGAAGCCCATGGTGGTGCCGTCCGCCCGCACCACCTTCCAGCAGGTGGCCAGGGTGGTGGTAGGCCCCTGCATGTGCGCCAGCAATGCGGAGGGAACCGCCTTCACAGCCGCACCTCCATTACATTGATCTGCGCCGAGCGGATGTCATAGTCATCAAAGGCCACGTCTAGGAAATCCACGTCGAACCGCACCGGCACATCAAACTCGAAGCCGGCTGTGACGCTCTCCCCGGACTGGGGGATGGTATGCACCACCCCGCCGCTGGTATAGGCGGAGAAGGCGGAGGAGTTGACGTTAAGCTTGAAGTGATTGGCGGAGGTGCTGGTCACCGCATAGCGCGCGCTGTTGATCTCCACCATGCCGAACACCCCGCTGACAAAGGCCGAATCCCCAGATGACAGCGCGTGGCCAGTGGCGGACACCCGGGCCTGGGCGGCCTGGGTGATGCCGGACACGTTGGTGCTGAGGTCGGCGCTGAACACCACAGAGCCGGTAGAGTAGACCACGGACCAGCGTGGGTCGGTCACCCCACCAATGGCCGCCGAGACGGTGGCGCTGACGGGCTTGGTGATGGTGCGCTGTAAGGTAAGCGCGCCCTTGGTATAGGTCTTCTTCAGCTGGAAGCTAAGAGTGGTGCCATCCCCGGTGCCGATGGCCTGGTCGGTGTCGGTTGTGGCCGCGTTGGCGGTGCTGGAATTGTAGTCATGCCAGTCCTTGAAGCGGAAGCGGTTGGCCATGCCCAGGGCCACCATGAAATACTCCTTGAGCTCGTAGGCCTGCGCCGCGGTCTTTACCCCATAGGCAACATTCCACTTGTGCATAGGGTACTCCCACCCGGCATTGGCCGTCTCGTAGCCGGAGCCCATCACCGCCATCAGTGTGTTGAACATCGGCCCGCCCCGCGAGCCGTAGGAGATATCCTCAGGGAAGCGCGGCGTCTCAAGAAAGGCCATCAGGTGTTCCTCCGCATCGCCAGTTGCACGGCCTGGCCCACCATGGCAGCAGTCTGCTGCTGGGACTCCCGTGAGATCTGGCCGTTAGGTGCCGCCACATGGAAGGTGTTGTTGATGGTTACATTCCGCCCTTGTTGCTGTGAGGGGGTCTCCACCGTCACGCGCTCGTTGGGCGAGGCCCGGAAGGCCACTGTCTGGCTATCCGTGCCGCCACTGCCACCGACCATGAAGGAGCCCCCATTGGCAAACCCGAACAGCTTGCCTAGCCCCCCGAGGATGCCACCCCCACCCGTCGCGCCCTTCACCGTCTCCCCCACCCAGTTGGCCATGGGCTCGGTAACCAGCTTGCGGGTAACGATGCGGATGATGTCCTTCTCCAGGCTGCGCAGCACCTCCCCCAGATTCTTGCCCTCCACGATGGCGTCCTCGAACGCACTGGAGAAGGACATCCCCAGCTCCTTGGCGATGTCCACGCCCTCCTTGGCCTTCTTGTTGGCCTCATCCAGCTCCTTCTGCGCGGCCTGCACGGCGCGCACATAGGTGTCGTAGGCGATGCCTCCCTTCTTTGGCCCCAGCTCCATGAGCTCGTTGAGCCGGATGATGGTGGCGGTGAACTTCTCAGCAGCGGTGCGGGTCTCATCATAGATGCGCTGGGATTCCGCCAGCAGCTTGGGGTCGATGGGCTCCTCCACAAGGGCCCGCGGAGGCTTGATGCGCTTCTCCGCCTCCTCGCGCTCGCGCCGGCTCTGCTGCATGCGCCGGTGCAGGTCGTCAAACACCCCCTTCACCCGTGCCTCAAAAGAGTCCGGATCGGTGTTGCCGAACATCAGCGCCCCGAGCGCACCGTCCCTTGGCGCAATGCCAAGCAGCTTGGTCATCTCTGCCTCCGAGTCCGCTGTCAGCTTCTGAATGCGCGCGGTAGCCTGCTCATTATCGGCGGCCCACCACTCGGAGAATGAGATCTGTCCCATCTGGTAGGCGGCCCACCACCGAGCGGTGTTCTTGATTGATTCGATAAACTTGGCTGCCACCCCCAGCACCACAAAGCCCCGCAGCCCAAAGGCAAAGGCTCCCACGATGCCCACCGATTGCACCCAGTCCGGGAGCTGGCGGAAGGCGTCCCACATGGAGGTCAATTGCTCCTTAACAATTACCACCGGCCGACGCAGCACATCGGCCATCCCCGCCACGCCAATGACCATACGTTCCACCACGTTGATGAACGAATCAACCCAGCCCCGGGCTTTGCCCTTGGAACTTTCAAGCGCACCCCCAAGCTCGTCATCGATGATGGACACCAGCGCCTTGAGCCAGTCAAACAGCCCCGCCTCCATGATGGTGTTGCGGAAGGCGAACCACTTGTCCGACAGCATGGACATGCCACCCTCCCAGGTCTTGGCCAGCAGCGCCGTGGCCCCCCGGAACTGGGAGTCGGTCTTCTTCCACTCCTCCATCAGCTTCTTGCGCGTTTCCACGGCGCTGGTGCTTACCCCCGCCTGGAAGCCCAGCATCCCGATGATGCCTCGTTCCCGGAACAGGTCGGCCGCGGCCGCGCCGGCAGAGTACATGCGCACCACCTGCTCGGTGGTCTGTTGGATACTTAGCCCGGACACCGCCGCCAGGTCGCCGATCAATGGCATCCACTGTTTAATCTCGTCCACCCCGCCCTTCATGATGCCCGCCAGCTGGGTGGCGGCGCCCATGATGTGCTCGTACTCAAACGGCACCTCGCCGGCGAACTTGGCCATATCCCGGAACAGCCGGTTGCCCTCCGACATGCTACCCAGCAGCACCCGCAGCCGTACCTGGAACTGCTCGGCGGTGCTGGCGGCCTGGATAAAACTTTTCGCTAACAAACCAATACCAACGGTTATGATCGCAGTTTTTAGATGGAAAAATGTGCGCCCAACAGAGAAAAGTCGATTCTTCAAGCTTCCCATGGCGCGGTGTACCGCATTACTTGAGCGGCGCATGCTGTCCAGCGCGCGGTTGACCTCCCCCGCACCACGCCGGGCGCCGGAGGGGTCGACCTTGACATTAAGTGCTGTATCCATCGCTCTTGTGCCCTAGGTAAACTTCATCTGCCGCCTGAAGGTACCGCATGAACTCCTCCAGGTCCCCCACGCCGAAGGCCTGCGCGTAGGCCAGCATCTCGGATACCGGAATGGCACCGGGGGCCATGCCCACCGGGCGGGCGCGGGACAGCACCACGAAGGCCTCCCACACCCATACCATGTCCTCGTACAGCTCGGGACGATCCTGGAGGGGCGCCGGAAGCTTGCCCAGCGCCTCGGCGGCTGCCCCCTCCAGGAAGGCGGCGTGCTTGCCCCATGTCAGGTGCCACTGGAGGACTTTTTTATGTTGTCCACCCCATCCTCAAGCAACTGCTCGCGGAACAGACTGAGGTCGTCCGCCAGGTCGCGCACCAGGTCGTAGAACCAGGCCAGCGCCGGCTCCGACAACAGCCGCAGGGCATTGTCTGAGGTGTACAGGAGCTCGGCCCCGCCCTCCTTCATGCCGCGCCACCCCAGCAGGATGTACTTGGCCATGGCCTCGCGCTCGATCTTTTCCGCCACGTCGTTGGACAGCTTGCCCATGCGGATCATCCGCTTGTAGGGCTCCAGCCGCTTGCGTAGATACTCCTTGTGCTTTGGGTTCTGGTAGCGGGCGATCAGCAGCGACGTCTCGTCGTCGATGTCCACCCACACCCCGTCCACCTCAAGGCTGTCGTCTACCCGTTGTTCATTAAGTTCCATAGGATCTCCCCTTACGCATCGAGCGCATCAATCTGAATGGCATACGTGCCGGTTGAGTCCACCGTGGCCCCCCACGAGCCGGCCTGCATGACGTCGTTGTTGGGGCCGGTGGCGGTGATGGTGAAATCGGTGTACTTGGTCCGCGGGATGGTGAAGATGTAGCTGTTGCCATCGGCATCCGTCACCTGGAAGCGGAAGCTGGAGGCCGTGCCGGCGATGAACTTGTTGATGAGGGTGTTGTCCTCGAAGTATGCCGACAGCCCACCTGTGATCTCGCAGCGCCCAGTGGCCACGCCCGCCAGCGCGTCGCTGCCCACCCGGGTCTGCTCGCGCGGGTTGTTGTTCAGGTCCAGCGTGACGTTCTGGAACACCACACCGGTGACCACCTGGGAGCCCTCCCAGATGCGCGCCACATTGCCCGAGGCGTTCATCACCTCGTTGGTGGAGGCCGCCGTGACGGCCGACGCGGTGGCGGTGGTGCTGGCGATCTGGGACTTGCCGGTAAAGCCCATGGAGCCAGTGAGGATGGCCTGGGACTGGAAGTTCAGGCCCAGCGATGTCACCCGCATGCCCTTGTACACATGGAAGGTGCTGACGTCCGCGAATGCCTTCTCCACCGTGTAGCTGCGCGAGGTGGTGCCGTTGCGAATGTTCTTGCCCTTGAGCGTGGTGGCCGCCACAAACACGTCCGAGGTGAACGAGGCCGCCGCGCCGCTGGAGGCATCCGCCAGGCTGATGTTGTGGCGCCCCGCGCCCATCGAGGCCAGGGCGGTGATGCGGTAGTCGCCATTGTTGGCGGTGGCTGAGGCACCCGCCACGCGGATGAACTGCCCGGAGACGCAGGCGGCCAGCAGCGAGGAGCCGGCATTGATCGTGGCACCACTGAAATAGGCACTGGCGGCGACGCCACTGACCACCGTGGTGACCCAGGTGGACTGGAGCGCGCCAGCCAGCAGCACATCCAGGTCGCCGTAGCGCATC